AGTTGCCGATGCGCATGAACGTCGGCGCGGTATTACGCCACATCACGGGCCAATAGTTCAAATCGGCAGTCTGCGTATAGCCTCCGATGACCGTGCCATCCGACGACACGCCGGTAGCGATCGTGTTGATGGTCTCGGGGATTATCGCGTCGATATCAAGTTCGTGGATGCCGGTGCCATCCCAATAGACCGCACGCGGGACGCCGCCGCTATCAGTGGCCGTCCCCACGATAATGGACCCATCGGCCGAACACTTGAACGCCCGGCAATCGGTCCCGCCAGACAGCGTGCCCAACTCGACCGGGGCGGCGCCATTTGTCCATTTCAAAGCAAATAGCGTGCCGCCACCCGTCTTGGCGCCATACCCCACAACGATGCTCCCGTCCGCCGAGCACCCCTGAGCGATGGTAGTGGAACCGATATTTCCCAAATCGGCGATGGTTCCATTCTCCCAATACACCGCGTTGATGGTGGTGGCCGAGGCTGCCGCCTTGAAGGAGGCGATGACCGCCTCCTTTTCATTGCTGGAGCTTGTCCATGTAGCGTTGCGCGCCGCCAGGGTCGTTTGTATTTCGTGCGCTAGAGCAATGCCGTATGCGTTGCTGCCGGGGAAGGCGGCTTGCTGAAGGATGGTCCCGACGTTGATGGAGGCGGTGCCGGTCCATGCGCCGGTCAAGCCGTAGATGATAACCTCGTTATTCTCGGTCGGCGTGACCGATCCGGTTGTGATCGTGGTGCCGGAGGTGTTGGCGTTGCCGTTCTGCTGATCGAACGGGGTCGTAAGATGGGCGCCGGAATAGGCCGCGACAGCGAGCGCGGGAGCGCCAGCGGCACAGGCGTTGGTGAAGGTGTGCCCGGTGCCGACGGTTGGATTAACACTATAGTAGATCGTGCCCTGGCTGTTGGAACCGTTGTCGTGCGACGTTAGCGCAACCCATGTATTGCTCTTGTTGTCGCTGATCGTCTCGGCGACCCCGACAACCGACGCCACGACGATAACAATAAGATCGGCCCCGGTTGTATCAACTGCGTCCGTTGTTACTGTGTTGTTGTCTGATGATTGCTTGAGTGTGCTCGTGATTAGCGTCAAGGCTCCGCCCGAGGTGGCGGTGCAATTTCCGACGATTATCGTGCCATCCGAATTGCAATACCGTGCAGCCCCCTCCAGTCCGGTGGGGAGAAGCTCAAGGGCCGCTGGCGTGCCGCCCGTCCATACCGTGGGCACATCGTCGCCGCCGACGACGGACCTTCCGACGATGATCGAGCCATCGTAGGAGCACCCGAAGGCTTGGGTTGCGGTGGCAGTAGCAAGCTCACTTAGCTGTGCGGGGGCGCCCTGGTTCGTCCACGTCAGCCCGCGCTGTACGGCACCGCTGTCCAGCCCAAAGCCGACGACAAAGCTGCCGTCCTGGGAAGTCCCCCATGCAGCGCTGCCGCTGCCGCTGGCGAGGTTGCCGAGGTTAACCGGGGCCTCGTCATAGACGCAATCTCCAGCCGGCGCTGGCGGCGTCAGCAGCGTAATCAGGCCCCGGCCAGGGGCGCGGTCGGCGAACCATCCCTGTGCTATCGAGGGCATCTAGGCGTCCTCGAAGATGCTGGCGGGCTGGTCGCTACTCCAGCGTGCGGGCGATCGGCGTGCAGCGACGCCGCGTTTTTGGTCGGGGGGCACCGAATCGAACGATGGCCCACTCTGCCACCAGAGGCGTGCTTCCTTTACACCACCCCCCGCACAGAGATGTCTCGCTCCGCTGATTACGGGGCCGCGAGCCCCGGATGCCGCCAGCGCAACGGTGTATATCACAACCAGCATCTAGGCGTCCTCGAAGATCGGGCGCATCACCTCGACCGCCCCGTCGCCGGTGCCAGCGAGGTTCGCGGTCGCGACAAACAGGAGATCGCTGAGCCCGTCATCGTTCGGCAGCACGGCAATGCTCGATACCTGCCGCACCAGCGCCCCGGCATAGCTGCCGCCCATCGGATGGCGGTGCCATGCCTGGAACACCGGAGCCTCGGTCACGAAGCGGCTGACCCGGCGGTAGGTGCATCCAGCCAGCGTGCCATCCTCCATCCGCGCCCAAAGGATCGGAGCCCGTTCCTCCTGATAGGCGATCTCGGTCACGCCGGCCGAGGTGACGTGCTTGGCGAACTCGTTGAGGTGGCGCCCGGCAAAGCGTCCCGAGAAGGCATCCGCGAGGTATTCGATGACCCGCTGCCCGTAGCGCTGGATGAAGACGAGCACCATGCCGATCCGCCGCGGCTCGACGAAGGCACAGCCGTATTTCGTGACCCGGTTGACCTGGATGCTGGTCGGGGTGATCGGATCGTTCAGGGTCGATGCCTGGATCAGCCATTCGGATGAGGCTGTGCCGATCAAGAGGCCCTGCGGGTCGGAGGACATCCACAGGATATCGTTCAGATCGTCTGAATTGATGATGCGCGAGATCGCGTGAGCATCCGTCACCATCCCGAAGGCGTCGGTCGGCGAGAAATTGTTGATATCGTTGCTGCTGCTCATATCGAAGCGGTTGGGGTACGCCCCGGCCAAGCACATCCGCCCATCGTGGTAGGAGCCGCACGTCGGGAAATGCCCGATCGTGTAGACGCCGAGGCGCCAATAGGTGAGGGTCGTGCCGTTCGCGCTTTGGAGCGGGAGCGAATTGGTTGAGATGCCAACCGTGCATGCCGTCGTGCCGGATGCGGCGGTGATATAGCCCCAGGCCCACGAACCGGCTTCCGGCGCGGGCGCCCAAACCGTGACCTGGACCGCGCCAGAGGTTGCCATCGTGCCGGGTATGATCCCGACGTTGAGGGCCACATAGTCGCCGTCTGCGATCGACACCCAATAGGCGCCGCCGTAGGTCACGCGATCACCGGGCGAGTAGGTCGTGACCGCCGACCATGCCGGCGGCTGCGAGAACAGCCGGATGTTGCGGCCGACATCGGCTGCCGGGAACACGGTCGAGGTGGCGGTCAGGGTGATCGACCCGGAATATCCGCTGACCGTCGCCACGTCGCCCTGCGGATCGAGGTAGGGACCATCCTCCAGCGTCAGCGCGGCCAGGCTGACGACAGCCGCGGGGGTAATCCGCAGCTCGTAGGGGCCAACCGTGCTCGACAGAATGATGCTGTTGGTCGCCCCCTCGTCATCGGCCTGCACGCAGCGGAGGTTGGCGAGCGTGGTTGCGCCAGTCCACGGCGTCGTGAAGCGGATGATCTGGTAGAGTTCGCACGTCGCAAGGACGTTGGCGGCGCTGGTAACGCCCGCGCCGAACGCGGCCCCGGTCTCGTCGCCGAGCGTGACATCATTGCCGGATATGACGGTGATCTGCATCACCCGGTTGCGGAAGGGGCCGATCGCCGCGTAGTCGAGGGTGCTGGGCGCCCACAGCATCATGTCGTCGCCGACGACCCAGCCCGTCGTGCTTCCAACCGTCAGGGTGAGGAATTGCGAAGCCAGCGATGACGCGCTGACCGTGGAATGGTTGGTGGTGAATGCCGGGGAGGTGCCAGCATAGATGCGCAATTGGAGGTCGGTTAGCTCCAGCAGGTACGAAGTCACCGTCGAGAGGAACGGCAGCAGCTTGGCGACCAGGCGATTGCGTGTCGGGGCGATGAACTGGAACCCCGAGCGCCGGGTCCATGCCCCCTCCTCGATCGGGATGCCGTTGAGGCAGACGTTCATCGCCTGCCTGTACGCGGGAATGTCGCTGCGGCCCTGCGCCAACGGCGACCACTCGCCCCCCAGGAAGGCGCTTTGGTGGAACGAGGAACGCGCCACCGAGCTACATCCTAGCGAGGATGTACGGGTCGACCCTCGCGTCGTCGCTGCCGATGAGGATTGCGTTCGCCGCCCTGGCTGCGCTCATCTCGGCGCGATAGTGCGCCGTGGCATTCTGCACGCTCGCGCCCACGGTATCCCGCTCGCAGACCGAAGGGGCGATCTCCTGCGCGATCCTGGCCGACAGCGCCTCGGCGAACATCTGATCGAACTTGTCCACGTCGATCATGTCGGCGACGAAGCGAATGAGCATCGGCCCGCCTTGCCGGGTGGTCAGATAGTCGCCCTCGAAGGTCCAGTCCTCCGGTGGCAGGCCAGCGGGCGCCCCGAGCCACCAGCTATGTCCGGCGGTCGGATCGGTCGGGGCCTTACGTAGAAACCCGTATGGCAGCCGGTAGACGCTGCGGGCGATCGACGATCCGGGGCCGGAACTGAACCCGGTGCCGTTGCTCGCGCCGAACGAGCCGGTGTTCATGTTGCTCGGGCCGGCGTCGATCGGATAGAGGA